TGCATCATTGGAATCATATCAGATTCAGTCAAACCTTGGTAACGAATATAAGGTTTCATGCCATCATACTGTGATACTGTTTTGGAAGTACCATACAAACTGGTGGTCTCAAACAGACACAGATTCATACCATATTTCTTATTGCAGATTTCTCTTACTTCATGACTGGTACAAATGGCAGCCATCAGTTTGCCACCTAGGTAATTGAAACCAAATGGTTGACTTGGTACAATAACAAAACCCATCAAAGCAGAAGCATTAAACTGTTTGGATGTTTCGGAGGTTTGCGAGAACACTTGGCCAAGCATTTCATTACGAGGCTTCATGTAGATTACTGGTGAACCTAACCGAATGAAACCTAGAACCTTTCCTGTTCTTTTCTCTTTGACACCCAATTGAATGTTTCTACCAACGGGTGCCTTATTGATGTGTGAACTGGTAATGGACAATAAAGTTTCCCATTGTTGCATTGGCATTGGAGATACTTCAATTTCCATATCATTTGGGTGCATATTAAAATCAGAAAATAAATCATCTTCTGGTGGAAATATGGAACTAGGAATATCATTGAGAGATTTGAGTTTTTCTTCTCTCATGTATTGTTCTATATCACCATAATTATTGAAATAATCATAAAAGGCCTTTGAACAATGTAATGCGGATTCTCTACTTAGTATCATACTTTGAATCCGTCAAATGATTTCTTTTCATGTTTAATTTTATTGTTGGCACCAATGCCTTGATGACCTGCATCAGCAATACCTGATTGTGCTGATTGTTCCACATCAAATAGTTTCATCTTGGCTCTATCAACACCAATGGTAAATCGTTTATGGAATGTTGGATCATTATATCTATTCTTTAATTGTTTTACCATCATCTGTCCAAGTTCTTCCAATTCTTCAGAAGAAATCAAGGCAAACATTAAGTCTGCGGTGGCTGGGAGTCCGAATGATTCACTGGTGTCCTCAAGGCCCGGATCGCTTGAACCAAATCCGCTACGAGTGGTCTGTGTGGCAGAAACAATAGGCACATTATACTCCACTGCAAGTCCTCTAAGTTCTTCAGCAATCGATTTAACATACGTATAGGAATTAATATTTGCACCAGCCTTAATACGACTAGAGCAACAGATATTAAGGTAATCAATGAAGATAATATGAGGAACAAAACTGCGCTTAAGATTGAGTTCATTTAATAAAGTCCTGAAGTGTGTTGCTGAAGCAGAAGCTGTTGGGTATTCTTTGATAATTAATTTACCTGTAGTCTTTTCTTTTACTCTGGCAACTTTCTTGTCATACATATCTTTTGGAAGTTCTACAAGTTCACCAATATCAGTATTCAAAAGATTGGCATCAATACGCTCAGCAATCTTTTCTTCACTCATTTCTAATGTGAGATATAATACATTTTTACCTTGTACCATAGCGCCTGCGGCCATATGACACATAAACAAACTCTTACCAACACCCGTTCCAGCCAACGCAATATTAAGGGTTTTGTTCGGTAATCCGCCTTTTGTAATCTTGTTAAAATAGTCCAAGTCAAAGGGAATTCGTTCTTCTTTTCTATGATAAAAATCATAACGCTGGTCAGAATCATCTAAGTAATCGTGTCCTACTGAGTTGTCGAATGAAACGGCTAAAGCGTCCGATAATATTTTGGGAATCGAACCTTTGTCGAGTGTCTTGTCTTTGCCATCGAGAATTGAAATAGACCCCAATACTGCGTTGTAAATTGCTTTCTCTTGAACAAACTTTTCGGTTTTGTCAACAAGCCATTGTACTTGGGTTTCTTCCGACTTATGACTCTCAATTTCCGAGAGATAATCTTCACACCTCTGAACTTCATCAGATGTAAGGTTTCTCTTTTCTTTGATGGCAATTGACAACGCCTCAATCGTTGGCGTAGTATTGTAAGTTTCTGTGAATGATGTAATTTCATTGAATAATACTTTTTCTGTATTTTCTGGAAAGTATTCAGACTTTATGAATGGTAAGACCTTACGAAGATAGTCATCATTGTAAATCAGATTCTTTAATATTGTTTGTTCCAGTTTCATCAATCACTTCCTGCTCGACATTAGAGCTCATTATTTCCACAAGTAAATCACCAAGATAATTCTTAAAGTCCAAATCTTTTTCCATTTTCTTTGGCTTATCGACTGTGGATTCTAACACATCGTAAGCGAAAAGTAAATAGATTTGTTCATTTTCTTCTTTGAACTTTACCTTACCATACTTAAAAACGGTATTTTTATAAGGTCCATCCAAAAGGCGAATGTGTACCGAAGCCGCATCGTCTTTTGGGTAAATAAAACAATAATCTAATCCTTCAATCATTCTGCACCATTAGTAGTTTGAATATCAAATGCTTCATCAATATCATCTTGCAAGATACTGCCTTTAGCCATTTGGTATTTGTTTTGAATAAAATCTTGAAAAGTTTTCTGCTTTAGAATTGGCAACCAAAATTCTTTTGAATCAGTATCTTTGATACGCCATTTCTTTTCTGATACAACACCATCTTCATCAACAGGCGAATACCAACCGTTAGTGGGTTTAATCACATGGCCAGAATCTAAAGCAATGTCCAATAAACCAGACCATTTACTAATACCACCATCAAAAGAAACAGTAACGGGGATTTTAGACTTCTCTTTAACATAACGAGATTTTTCTACGTTGATGATAAAGTTATAACCAACAACTTCTGTACCTTCTTTTTCTTGCTGACGACCAAGTACAAAGATGTTATCAGCTGAATAGTATGAACCTGTTCCACCACCAACAATTGCTTTAGGGAACATTCCAATTTCCATGTAAGTATGATTAACTACAATCATTGGAATATCTTTCATCGACAAATGCGGAGTCACCATACGAAATAATGATTTGACTGCTTTTGCTCTTGACATATCACCAACAGTTTTACCATCCAAAGCATCATTAACTTCTTTGATAGAGGCCAAGTTACCAATCGAATCAACCACAATGATTAACTTATCATTACGATCCAATTCTTTCAACTGTTGCATGATATCAATCTTTAATTGTTCTATGTCAGTAAGTGGTGTATGAAGAACACGATTAGTGTCAATACCAAAGGAATCAAAGTAAGATTGTGGAGTACCAAACTCCGAATCATAAAATAAAAGTGCCGCATCAGGATATTTGTCCAAGTAAGATTTGGCCATCAATAATGAAAATGCAGTCTTAAAATGTTTGGATGGACCTGCCCACATTGTAAGACCTGGTGTAAGACCACCATCTAATTTACCAGACAACGCCACATTGATAATGGGAATCGATGTTGGAATCATATCTTTGTCAGTAAAAAACTTTGACTTGGATAGAATAGCAGATTCTTTAATGCTGCTATTTTTTTTAATTTTATCAAGAATACTCATTTATTTTCCTTTTCACGAAATGCAAATTCTGCATCATAATCATACTTAGGTTCCATTTTAGACTTTCTATTTGGAAAGCCCCTCTTCTTTTTTGGATCTTGCTCAAGTGGAGGAATAGTTTCACCTGATGCGCCATCAATTACAATATCTTCAACTTTCTCATTCGCCTCAATTGATGCGATGTTTTCTTTATTGACCTGTACCGATTCTGTAACCTCTTCTTTTGGAGGTGCATCACTTTCTGTAATCCGTGTTTTCTCTTGAATCGGTTCCACAATCGATGTAGGTTCAATGGTAGTTTTGACCTCATTCTTTTCCTTTAATGATATATTTCCAGCTATCAATAATAACACAGCTAAAGGGTCAAACACAAGCATTATTAAAAAGATTACCAACCTAACTGCTTTATCGATGGCATCATCACCTTCAAAGAACATATCTCCGATATATTTAATTGGACCAACATCTGCCACTAATTTATTTTCTTCTTTAAGAAGTGGTAAACGTTTCTTATTGATTTCGGTAAGTTCTTTTTGAGTATCTTGAATAGCTTTATCGGTTAATCTTGAAATTTTTTCTGGATCATCACCTGCTTTTTTCAACAAATAATTCAATCGTTCTTCAGTAATCTTTTGTTGTGTGTTGAGTGTTTTTAATTCAGCGGTATTAGCACCAGAATCTAATGTAGAATCAATATGAGATTTGGCCAAGAAACCAAAAATTCCCATCGAAGTAATCAACATCAAAATTACAACTGCAATGGTCAAATAAGTTAATAACAATTTAGGTGCAGTTTTCCAATTACGATACACCCATGAAGCAGTTACCAACTTGGCAAACTCCATAGATGATGCCATAAACACCACAGGCCAAAAAGCACCCATAAAAATGGCTGCAAGTCCTATGATTGAATAGTAACCCGCAATACCAGATAAAAGTATTGCAGATAAGAAAGTTAAGTATATCATGTGAAGAAGTCCTCTATTGAACTGGTTTTTTCTGTTGACCACTTCATACAATCCAAAATAACTTTAATCGGTTCTAAAAATGCTTTATTGAATTGCATATCGTAATCGATATAGTCTTGTAATTCAAACTCTTTTGGTAAACGAGATGGATACGATATGACGGTATCTTTGAATGGATTAGGCATTTTAAGGTAAGTGAACTTGACCTTTTCACCTTCTTGTATGAGTGGATATTTCTTGGTTAAATTCTTCTGTTTCAAGTTATGATTATAAAGAATAGCACCTTTCACATGGATTGGTGTTCCTTTTTTATATAACGACAACGAATCAGAATAGGTATTTAGGCCATTGAGTCCACGAGGAAAAGAAATCTCCTCAACAGGTAACTGTTTGAACTCTGTTCTAAAGTCGGCAATAAAGTTGTGGATATCTTCTTGTGTTCCGTTCACCATCAATAGAATAGCCTCTTTCATCTTATCACGAATGGCAGATGGTGTAGAAGATTTAATCATCTCCAGACCCATCACCTTCATCTGTGGTTCGTTATATTGAACACCTTCATTGTTGTATACATTTAGAATGTATCGTTTCTTGGCAGTCCATATTCCTTTATTGGATAGACCTTCTCGTTTCATCTGCATCTTTTGGTCATACGCATGCGCATAATCAGCAAGTTCAACATAAGATTTATCAATGAATGGTTGTAATTTATCTTCACAGACTTTATCCATAAATTGAATTACTTTGAGTTTGTCTGATTTATCTTTAATAAATTTATCAACCAATTCACCCATACGTAAATAGATTGAATCTGTGTCGGAGGCAATTACATAATCTTCATTAGAATCTAATAACTTATTCATATATGAATTAATCTTTGCCTCAATCCAACGAATACTTAATTGTCCAGCAGTAGTGACACCAAGGGCCATTCGTAAATCATAAAAACGGAAATATTGGCTACCAAGAGCACCATAAGCAGAATTAAGGGAAACTTTCTTGGCCAGTTGGATGTTGTTATACTTTGCAACCAGTTTATCAATTTCATATTTCTTACTTTCATTCGATTCGTTTTCATATTCTTGTTTAGCCTTCAACATCAATTTCTTGAATTTAGACCGGTCTGTATACATTTCTTCCATCATCTTAGGCAAGAAACCTTGTATGTCTGTTCGAAAGAATTGTCCGTTTGGTGTAATCGTTGCATCTTTCAATCTAGAAAGGTCAACAGACTTAGTTAACATCTTGTCTACCGATACACCTTGAGATAAGATACTTCGCATTTCATCCGTATAGTTTTCTGGTTCAATCAAAGTTTCTGGTGAAATGTTATACTGCATAATCAAATGTGGATACAATGAGTTCAAGTCAAACGAAGCAACCCAATCATGTAATCCTGTTTGTGGTACTTTAACATAAGCACCTTCAAACATTCCATCTTTTTCTTTGGTGATACGAGGAGGTACGATGATATTCTTTTCAAACAAATAGGCATATGTCAAAGAATCCCACATACGAGTTTGAGCAAAGATATCTTCAAAGTTTGTTTTGGTGTCGTAAGCCAAAGTTACACCAAGTTCTAACAACTTTAACTTTTCTTCCAACTCAACAATCAACTCAACGTCAACAATGTTGTATTCAATAAACTTTTGATAGTTTAATCGATAGAGTGAATGTAGATTATCATATTCATCATATGAGATTTTACCTTTACCCAATTCAACTTGAGCAATAGCATCTAAACGATACGATTCTTGTGACTTACCACCAGGAGCATACCACTTATACAGTTCAATGTAATCAAGAGATTCAACACCAACCAAACTGTAGGCAATTAGTTCACGGCCATGTGTATTAGTTTTACGTTCTGTTATATAATTCCACGGAGATAGTTTCTTAGTTGCATCTTCTCCAAGAATTTTACGAAAACGATTTACAAGATAGGGTATATCAAAGAACTTGGTATTCCAACCAGTAATAATATCAGGACATTTTTCTGACCACAAAGACATAAATTGTTTACATAAAGAATATTCATCTTTACATTTTACATAAATCTCTTTGCCTTGAGTTTCATATTCACCACAACCAAACACATAAATCTCACCATTGAGATATTTGATGGCGATTGCTGTGATAGGTTCATTTGCTTGATATGGGTCAGGAAATCCATTTTCCGAACCCACTTCGATATCGATTACTGCAATAGATACTTTATCGAAATCATAATCAACCATACCAGTATGTTGGTCAGCAATATAAGCATACTCAAAACGAGTTTGGCCGTGAATTGTTGGACCACCAGAAACATTCTCAAATTGCTTGATGTAATCTCTGGCTTCACGAATGTTGCCAAAGATTTTCTGTTGAAGTGGTTCACCTTCAAGATTTCTGAATTTTATTTCTTGAATTTTGGTCGCAGGCATATAGAGTGAAGGAGAATATTCAATCTTTGCTTTAATCTTTTGACCGTTTTTAATGCCTCGGTAGAGTATATTACCACCGAGGCTTTGTACGTTTGTGTAGAATGAACTCAATTTAACCCGTAATTAGTTGTTTGGTTGGAGGAAGAACAATTCCTGAACCAAAAATTTGATTGTAATTTGTAATAAAATCTTCAGCAGGAACATAGGAGTATACTACATTCTTCTTGGCCAAGGCAACCGTGGCATCAGTCTTTTGTTCGGCATGAATGGGAAATGGTGCAAATCCCACAGAAGGTTGACCATCTTTACCACGAACGACAGCAATGCCAACTGGATTTACCAGTACATACTCGGTTTCAGATTGGGATTCAACCTCTCCTAAGACTTCTTCTCCGGTGATTAATTTCAAAACTATGATTTCCATAATAGATCCTTATATAAATAGATATGTGTTTGAGGTGATTGTACAGTATTTTTCAATATATGTCAACCTGACATTTGGTATTTTTTATTATTCACATATAAAAATAAGGTACCAAAAATGTCAGATAAAGATACAATAATTAAATTGAAAGAAATACTTGTTCGAATTGAGGATAATCAAAAGAAATTTGAAAATGAAATCATGCGTGATATTTTTGCATTGCGCAAAAAATTTGATGATATAGTAACGGAGAAAAACAAAACAAAACCAAAAGATTAAAAACTTGAATTTTTTTCTTTCAATTTGTTTTCTTCTTCAATCCGCTTAAACTCGTCATCTAAGTTTTTATCGTCTTGTTCTTGTACCGGATCTTTATCTTCCACGGCCGGCCTTACGCATTACATTAGGTTTAGGTGTGAATTTTGGTTGTGGTTTAGGTTGAGCTGGTTGAAGATTACGAACTTTTTTTAATTGTTCTTCTCTAAACTTTTTTTCTGATTCAGACATAAAATTTCCTTATTGGTTGCGGATCCCGGAGTCGAACCTGGAACTGAGGATTATGAGTCCTCTGTGATACCTTTTCACCAACCCGCTTCTGTTAATTTATCAAATCTTGCCAACGAATTATGAGAGATTCATTGTATTTTTTATACTTATTTTTTCTTTGATTTTCTTTTTCAGGTAAATATTGTAAATTATCCTGGTGGTGTTTTCCACCCACAGACAAAGCCACAATATGATCTACTTCATGACCTTGTGGACAATATTCAAAAATCTTTTTAATTAAATTCATATCTGAATCAGGTTGTATAGCGTTCAAAAGTCTAGCTCTATATTTACTAACACCAATCCTATTCTTCAATTTCATCTGTTCTGGTGTTCTGTTGATATGACCTATCTTTTTAAGTCTATCCAATACACCATTTTTAATTTTTTGTTTATCTTCTTCTGTGTGAATTCTACCTGGTTTACCTTTCATAGGATGACCATTTTCAGAAAAAAACTTTTTCGCAGATTTGCTTTTCTTTTTTCTTATTTCTTCAGTTTGTATTCTAGAATTGGCACATTTTCTAGAACAAAAAGATTTACCCCAAGGACTAGTATCCTCAAATTCTATAGAACACTTGGAACAAATTTTTAACATAAAAGATTAAAATCTTAAAATAACGTGTTTAATATTAACAACATAAAATTCTTTATCGGTTTCTTTACCTGAAACAGCAACTGCTCCGTTCCAGTTAATAAGAATTTCATCACCAATCTCAACTTCATCAATATTATCAGCAAGAGCTTCTACTAATGCTCTATCAGGACCATCTGAAGATTTCAGAATAATTCCAGACGCTGTTTCTTTTTCTGCTGCAATACGGGAAATGAGAATCTTATCTTTTAGTGGTTTCAAATTCATAATTATCTTTTAATCAAAATAGTATATAGTCATTGTTGAGAATACTGTTATATGTTTAAGAGGTGCTCGCCTGTGTCACTTAACGTGGCCATTGCTTTGATCTCTCCTCAATCGCATCGTTGTAGCATTAGCATTCTACACTTCCTAGATCATAGGTTGATTTGACAAGGATCGGAACTTACTTAACAGTTAGGATTGCTTATTCTTTCTCTCACATTCTCAACAATGTTCTCTGTCCCTAAACAAAGAACCTTGTGTCTTTCTAACTTAGGACGACAATCCTATCTCATGATTTATGAGGATAGTTTAAGACACTTGACCTCTTATCCTATTTTTCGCCAAATTGTGGATAATATTCTAGGGATTGAATAACATAGCCATGGCACCTCTGTTTCTGGAGCGGGATGACAGAATCGAACTGACAACAACAGGTTGGAAACCTGTAGTTTTACCATTAAACTAATCCCGCAAATCTCACTTCTCTTTATCTTTTCTTGCTTTACCTTTTGCTTCGATACGGGCAAGTAAATCTAATAATTCTTTTTTTGTCAACATTCTACCCCATGAAGGAGTAGTATTAGCAGACATTAACGAGCTTGAATTACAGCAATACGTTTTTCAATTTTAGGTCTGTTTTTCTTACGAGCGCCATCTAACAATTTAGTCAGCTGCTCAACATTCAAAGGACCTAATCTTTGTTTACCATTTTTGGTCAACATTGGATTTTTCTTTTTACTTTTCACTGCAGCCATAATATGTCCTTTAAATAAAATTTGGAGCGGAGGGATGCTATGCTCATCTAACCTAAGAGGGTATCTCAAATCGTACTATTACACTCCGCATGGTTCCCGCTTACCGACTACGGGGATGCCTAATTTATTGCATCGGCACAAACTTGCTGTTTCTCAACAGTAGATACTATTATATATCATTCTTTATACAATGTCAAGTGATATTTTGGTATACTTGGTGGGTCGTGAAGGACTTGCACCCACACTCCATCGATTATGAGTCGATTGCTTTACTCTTTAAGCTAACGACCCTATAGAAAGTGTATCCCATTATACACAAAAACTTACTGAACTGTAAACAATGGGATACACTTTCTTACTATTGACATTACGCCTTACTGCTTTATTACTCTTACGATGACTTCCTGCTTTACGAAACAAGGCCAACTTCACCAAATAATTTCGTTTTTTGGGAAGTGTTTTACTTTTCTTCATTACACTCTCCTTAAAAATTGGTATATCGTATGGGATTCGAACCCATGGTGCCACCGTGAAAGGGTGGTGACTTAACCGCTTGTCTAACGATATATACAACCATTATACACAAACCATATCATAAGTCAAGCACCTGTTGTACCAAAACAACACTTTACAATAACTTCAAAAAACTTTACAATGATTTGGCTTCCCGCTACGGAATCGAACCGCAACTAAGGCGTTTGGAGTGCCTTGTGCTACCACTACACCAGCGAGAATCAGAAAACAAAAAACCCAACTTGTTTAAGGTTGGGTTCTATTTTTTATAAACTTATTTTAATAATATTTCCAACCTAAAGGTTCTATTTCTATTTCATCATCTGGATTTCTAATATCATTAAAAACTTCCCAAAGCTTTTCTTTAATAGCAAATTTGGTAAATAGTCCTGGTTCCATTCCGTGAGCTTCTATTTCCCATGGTTGAACCCAATAATCCATATCATCAGAATCAACTTTAAGGCCTTTCCAACGAGTTAGTGTTTCGTTGGTTTCACCATAGACATATTGTTTAATATGTACCATTTCGTGTGCAAGAGTTTTTAATATATCTTTTGCACCAATTCCTGAATGTATTTCTATTTCAAATTCTCTAGCTTTACGAGAATTGTTATACTCTAAAATTTGAGCGTAACCTTGTGCTTCTATTTTTTTAGAAAAACTTATTTTTAAATAAACATTCTCTAATATTTTTTTGGTCATCAATTCGTTGGCGTAAAAAAGAGCAGCCCTTTTCACAAAAGGACGGAAACGTTCTTTATCGGGACAACCAACTATACTTAACTGCATTTTAGGTCTCCTTAATTAATTGACCCAATAATTGCATTTCCAAGTTATATTATATCACACTTTCACTTATTTATCAAGACCTTTGATTTCACCTGGTGAAATTTGTTCTACTGGAACTCCACATTTCTCAAGAAAGTCTATTCCAAGTGTGTCCCGATACGAATTACGGTAATAAACTTTTTTTATACCAGCGGTATATACTTGCTTAGCACAGTCAATACAAGGGGCATGGGTCAGGAACATCATGGAACCATCTCCAGACTCCGTACAACGTGCTAACTTAGCGATGGCATTGGCCTCTGCGTGGATGACTTCTGATTTGGTTTTGGTGGTTACGGTATCGTCAGAGTGTTGTATTACATCTTCACAATCATTAGTCCAACCAGCTGGCATTCCATTGTATCCGATAGAGATAATCCTATCTTCTTTTACCACAAGAGCACCAACTTGAAGTCTTTTTGCTGAAGATTGTTTGGCAACCGTTTCAGCAATTGTCATATACATATCAATAAATCGAGTTTTCATTACCAATTGCCGTCATCAATCCATACTCTAACCGAAAGTGGACCTAATTGTAGTACAAAATCGTCTTGTTCCCACACATCCGCAGATTTACGATATTTACATTGAATTGTCCAATGATAAGGATTCAATGTAAATGATAGTGTTGCACCAGAATATTTTAACCAATTCATTTTAAATCCCCTAAAGTATATTCTGTAATTTTTGCTTTTAACATATCAGGAACAGTTAAAAATGGCCATTCCAAATGAAATGGACAACCAAAGTTACCCCAACTATTTGTATGAAAGTAATGTTTAACTAATTTCATATCGGATTTGGAGCTAGCATCAAACCGATGTCTTTGATAAACATTCATCGTTTCTAATTTATTACTCATTTCACAATGTCCATAGTATCTTTTTTCATCCAATGAATGGAACCGGTTTGATGATTATTTGGATGATGAATTACAACAGGTATAAAAGTAACACCGTCAATCTCTTTAGTTGTCCAATGAGAATAAGTGTAGTAGATATTTGTGCCATTTCTAGCACGGACTTTTTTGAGGGATTTTTTCACAGTTTTCATAATGTTACCATTATAACAGAAAAGGAGGCTTTTGTCAAGCCTCCTTTAATTATCTACCGTTTGGGTAGTTCAAATCTTCCCATTCCTCATCGGATACAGGCCACCAGTTACTCATTTGATGGCAATCTTTTTGATGTTGTTTTGAGTTTCCATCAAAGATTCCAACCAGATTTTTAACATGCCATTTACCATTTCAGCATTACCAATTTCAACTTGGTCTGCAATCTTAAATGTGTGTGAAAAATCACGGTTAGCAATACCTTTGAAAGCGTAGACGCCTTCTTCTAATTCATCTTCTTTAGCGGCACCTTTAACAGTAAGCTTGTTACCATCAAGTGAGAGTTCAATATCAGATTTGGCAAAGCCAGCAACTGCCATTTCAATGACCCACTTCTTGTCATTGATTCTTTTGATATTGTATGGAGGATATTTTGAAACATTCTTTGCAGCCGTTTCAGTCATTTCACGGAGATCGCCTAACACACGGTCGAAACCGATTGAGAATGGATCGAAAGATTTATTGAAGTTTTGTAATTCTTGTAGAGTTGTGAACATATAGTTCTCCTTATTAAAAAGCGAGTTTTTCAAAATTGATACCCCGAAGGCGTATCGGTTTTACTGGTTACGGTATCCAGTGATGTCGTTGCGTCACATCCGCTTTAAAACGCTTCGGTAACTTAGCGGTCCTAAGGTGAAGCCAGTATACTAGTATTTATACTGAATGTCAATAGTCCTGAGATTTTTTACCAATTTGATACTTTGGTACTAATTGCCAACCATCTTTTTCTTTATGGGACAATATTTTAATCTGGCTCAAAAAGATTGGAGGCGGCACCTCAATTTGACTATGTTTGACAACAGTTACCAGTTCCCAATCAGCCAATAGTTTAATTATGGCATTTCTACGAGATAGGTCATTCTCTGATATATCGGTTGGTTTACCATCTAAGGCAAACAATTCTTTGAAGTGGACAATATAATACTGTCCTCTTTTGTGTAAAATATGACACGATTGGTATAGTGTCTGGTCTTTTTTAGATGCTACGCCAATACGGGTAAGGGTTTCACGTACTTTGAGAAAATCATCATTCTCATTCAAAGTCACTTCAACCAAATCTGTAATGTTAATCATGTTCCGCCTTTATCTGTTTTTCTTTTTATTTCAGCGATTTGTTCATCATTAAGTATGCGTAGAGCCTCTTTGGCCTTCTGATTGGAATAACCAAAATAAATCTTTACACATTCTAAATCCTTGTCGGTAGACGATTTCTGCCACGGCTGGAATTGCCGTTTCATCGACCTTACGGTATTTAGAAGATATTGGTATTGCATGTCTTTTTCCAATTCTGGATAAAGGTTCACCTCATTGGCATATAAAACACAATCCATATGGTAAGATAAGGCACGATTAACCACAAAAGGAACATAGTCCTTTGTGTCTATATCATCATGTATTACTGATTTCTTGGTTTGTAAAATTGAAGGTATAATCTCCTTGAATAAATCTGGCATTATTTGAACTCACAATCAACTATATAAAAACTAATAATACTAAATATATATAACATAACAAAAAAACTCCATCATAATGAAAAATTTACCATACACATATCTCATATATTGTAAAACAACAAAACAATATTATTATGGTGTACGATATTCAAAAAATTGTAATCCAACAGATTTATGGAAATCATACTTTACTTCATCCAAGTATGTTAGAAATCTAATAAACAAATATGGAAAAGATGACTTTCTTTTTGAAATACGAAAAACCTTTATCAATTCGTATAAAGCTAGATGTTGGGAACAAAAAGTTTTAACAAGAATGAACGCATCTAAAAGAAAAGATTTCATAAACAAAAATAATTCAGGTTTTCCTAATGGTCAAAATAGAATATGGATTACAAATGGTAAACAAAATAAATTTATAGATATTTTAGAAATTGACAATTATACCGATTGGAAAAAAGGAAGAACTTTTTCAAAAACAACAAAACAAAAAATATCAAAAACTAGACAATCACAAAATATAATAAACAAACCAAATCACACCAGAGAACAAAAAATTAAATGGTCGAAAATGCGTAAAGGTAAAATAAACGGGAGAGATACTTCTAAACCTGTAATAATCAATAATAAAAAATATATATCAATAAAACAGGCTATGAAAGAAACAGGACTCTCTCGTTATATTATAAAACAACTTAATCCTTAAAGGAACAATCCACCATAATTTCAGTTAAACAAGCAATCAAATTGATTTCAGCATCAGCCACGAAAGCGGCCTGGTATTGATATCTTGCAAGTATTAAAACTAATTGGGGTACCGATGGTGCTTTGAGGGACTCATATAAAGAATCATATAACTTTCTAAATATTCTGGACGGATCATTGTCAAGGTTGTTGGTGACCCATTTTCTTGCCGAAGCGAAATCTTTTGCTTTAAGTGCGGCAAGTAAATCAGCAAGTTGTATATCACTAACAGAAGCAAGTATACCTTTATCAATAGTACCTCCCACCGCATATCTTTGAAGTTCATTAAGAATTCTACGGTTGTCTGGAAAATGCTTTGTGATAACAGCAGCCACAACTTCTTTGTCGTAGGCAACCGATTCTTGGCCAAGGATCCACTCAACTCGTTTGAAGAATTGTCCTGCCATCTTGGCCTTTTGGCCATTGATTTTGAAATCAATAACAGTGCAACGAGAATGAATCGGATCAATAATACGATTCTTGAAATTACATGTAAAGATAAAAGAACAGTTGGACGCAAACTCCTCAATCGCACCACGCATGGCAGGTTGAGTTGAATTTGGATTTAGATAGTCTGCTTCGTCAATGATGACAACTTTGCGACCACCCATGAGGGAGACCGAAGAAGCATAGTTTTTGATTTTGTTACGAAGAACATCAATACCAGACTCATCAGAACCATTGATGATAATATAATCACAACCAACTTCTTCACAAAGTGCTTTTGCGATTGTAGTTTTACCAACACCGGCACTACCTGATAATAATAAGTTCGGTATTTCTTTTCTATTGACATACTCCTGAAAAGTAGATTTGATTGCATCCGGAAGGACACAATCTTCTACTTTAGATGGCCGATACTTTTCCACCCATAATAAATGTTCCATTCAAAACTCCCATAATATAATAATTCACAATCATTTTACTTCTGTAATACCTTCAAATAAGGATTCAAATTCCTTGTGTTGTGCAACTTCTTCCTGGAAAGATTGTTTGTGATAGACCTTAGCCATCTTAGCAATAATCTTCTTAGGAATCTTAGTATTGTCAGCAGAAACCTCGATAATCTCTTTAATTAGATTTTGTTTATTTGCAATTTCATTAAAGTAATTATCGATTTCTTGAATGGCACCCTTCAATTCTTTGAGTTGTTTTTCATCTAATGTGCCGTAGATGGTTTGAATGGTTATACTCATTATTTCAATTGACCTTCCAAAACACCCACCACATTAAGTTGGTCCTCATCGACTACAATGTTTCCATTTGAAAGTCCGATAACTGTTTTGCCTTTCATATCACCATCAGGTAAAACAAATACAACAACTACAAATTTTGGATTGACTGCAATCTTTTGTTGGTTTGTTGCATCAGTAAAATATACTAACATATTATTCTCCAAATTTAGATTCTTTAGATTCAGTTGCTACCCAATACTGAATGTCTGTGGTTGTATTCTTGAATGAAGCAAGGCCTTTGGACGAAATCTCAACATCATAAGAACCAGCAATCATCTTCAGATTTTCTGTTAAGAACACCATCTTAAATGTTTGGCCATTACCTTCAGCAACTTCAATAGAATTGGTATGTGCTGAATTATCTTTGGCATTAAAACCTGTTACACTAATCTTACCACCAGTAGACTCAACGGCCACATGAGGAGATTGTAGAACAGAAGCTGACTTCATCAAATCAGCAAAATCTTCTTTAGTTAAAGAGAAAGAAATATCGACAGAAGGTAAGGCCAATTCTTTATCTGGTGCAACTACAATCATTTCTTTGGCAGTCTTACGATACTTGGTTTTCTTCTTACCTGATTTGAAGATGACATTAGAATCATCAAATTCAATTTCGGTATTGTCAAACATCGAATGTACATTCAAAAATTGATTTAAGTCATACACACAGAAGTCATGTGGAAACTCATCTTTGAGCGTTGCTTTAGCCAGAACAGTCTTACCGCCTGACATGGTCTTAATTACATTACCTTGCTTAAACTCAATACCTTGATTGATAGAGGCAAAGTTTTTTAATACTGATAGTGTTTCGGTTGTTAACTTCATTTGTTTCTCCATTATGTAAACTTACAACTATGATACTACAATTCAAATTAAATGTCAAGTGATTCTTTGGAATACTTAACATCATGTTCATACAAAAACATCAGGCAACACATCGCATGTGCCAAATGGTGAATACCAGATTCTTGGTCAATTTGTTCACCTTGCTTCCAAGCCCATAGATGCCGTTGTAGAGCATCAAAATATCTACGCTTAGAATCAGGCACTCTTTGCCAGTTATCTCGTTCATATTTCTGAGCACCAAAAGTAAGAACTTTTACAGTTTCTTCTAGTGCTAATGGTGGTAATAAACCATATTCTAGTTTACCACCATCAAACTTACGACCAGTTTCCATTACATTTCTCCAACATAATTAGCAACAGCTGGCATATCTCCTTGGAAATGATATGTACCAATATGTGAGGTTTTCATCCATGGACACAAGTGAATTGCTCCGCCCATCTTACGCCACATTTGACAGAACATATAATCTTCTGATAGGTAACGATCCGAGCCGCCTCCAGTAATCGAATCTTTTGTGTCGATGACCGTATCAAAGAAAGCATGGATGTAACGAGTACCATCAAAATTGGCTTGGCCAACATGGTCTGGTTTGTATCGAATGGTTGGATATGCTTCAGTCATTTTGGCAAATACTTCACGTTTAATCATCATGAATCCAGTACCAATCTCTAATACTTCAAGTGGTTCTGTTACCGAGAATTGTGCTGTGCCTTTAACTGGATTAAACACATAATCACCAGTAACTTTCTCTAGTGTTTGTGCATCAATGTCTGGATTCTTTTCCATGGCCTTCTTAACAGATTTCCATTTGATTGCTTTCTTTGGATAAGGACCGCCAGCAACATCTTTATCGAGTGCCAATAAAGCAATCACATCTTGTGGATTAAATGCAATGTCTGAGTCCAAAAATAACATATGCGAGCAACCAGATCGATGAATAAACTCATCGACCAAATAGTTACGAGCTCGTGTGATTAATGATTCGTTGAAAAGAAATGAAAATTTAATCTGTACGCCATACTGAACACACAGACCTTGTAAATCTAAACACGCTTTCATATACAAGCCGTGATTCATGCCGCCATACATTGGTGTGGCAACAAAAAGGCTTTTCTTTTGTAGTTCTTCTTTTTTGATTGAAATTTCCATTTGTTCTCCGAAAATAAAAAAAAGGGACTCCACTTTCGTGGAATCCCCAGCATCTAGTCTAGATTAGACAGATTGTACTTTAACACCGTTAGCACGGCATTCAGCTTTGAAAGACTTGCTTGGAGTACCAAGACGATAAACAGTTTGCTTCTCACCGTTTACAGTTTTCTTGTTACCGTAGATAGCGTAACCTTCTTGACGCAACTCAGAGATGCGAGCAGAAACGTTAGTGATACCGAAACGGCGTTGTGCTTGGAGAGTTGTGAAAGTGTTGTAACCTTCAGATTGTGTCAAAGCATTCAAGATACGTTGTTTAGCAGATAATTTAGCCATTTGTAAAACTCCTAATAATAAAGTTAATAATAAAATTCTCGCCTCAATCAATTTTCAACGAGTGAACACAGTATACACTTATCTATGTTCGTTGTCAAGCATACTTGTGGTACACTTGATTATCTACCAACTTGTGGTAAATATTTGGCCTTGGTTTCTTCCCAAGACAATTCAATCAGGTCGTCATAGAATAAAGATTCGTATGAAACGGTATTCTTTTTCTGTAACTGCCTGATTCGACCCTTAGCATACTTGGTTTTCCAAATAGTTGCCAAAGTTTCTTCACTTGTATCAAACAACTTTACCAGACTTTCATCGGTAATTTCTTTCCGAAGGTATTCATTCGTATTATTATACAGAGGTGAAAAATAGATACCACGTTGATGTTCAGTACGAATCAACTCTTTTGGTATTTTAAGTTTAGAATAGGCAAAGTTTAATGACCTATTCTTATGGTCACGCTTGAGTGGAAGTCCTTGTTGATTCTTGGCATCCCACCACTCAAAGTATTTACGAGGTTCATTCTCTTTGATCCAGTCAAACACTAATTTTTTGGTTGAACGACTTGGTTCAAATGCCACAGAACCTGACGAGAATCCCATCTCTGTCCAATGTTCAAGATTACTATACTGTGATAAACCGCCAGCTTTGGTTTTACCATAGAGTGATGTAGTAGTTACACCAACTAGAGTATCTCCATACTGTCGTTTCCAATCCGCTTGAACGGTATCAGATAAACACATGAGAGCAAGTAACTTACCACCCATGTAATTAAAACCTAGTGGTTGCAATGGAACGATGGTGGATCCAATTGCCGTATGATTAATCATGTGTTGCTGTGTCTTAACATCTCTCGACCATCCGATTGCGTTATCTCTTGGAGTAAGGTCTAGAAAGTCTGAGGAGATACAGATAACACCAAGATACTTCTTAGTTACATCATCAGTCAATACATAAAACAGGTTACGGCCAATGTTACTATTATTCTTCATGGTCGATGAAAAGGTACGAATGGCATTCCATCGAGCCGCATCTTCACCATTAGATAATACCATAACAGGCTTTAAATTTTCATAATCATCAGGACTTTGTGGTACCCAAAAATTAGATTTTACTTCATTAACCAATTTGCGTTGTTCTGGATCAACCATCACCATCTCATCACCAAATAGTGTAGAAGATTCTTTCATTGGATAACGTTCTTTCACTTCACACCACTTTTGATATAGAGTATATTCACGAACATCCATTTGTGAAGCATATGTTAAATCCTTAATTAGGATTTCTTTCATACTTGCTTCATCAATATGTTCAAAGGAAGAAACAGGATTTTTCTCCTGCCATTCTTGCCATTGTTTTTCTACGAACTCAATTGGTGTTGCCATTATTTTGCCAACTTTTTCAAATTTTTATCCATCTTCTTAATCATCTTCTGTATCTTGGTTCGTTTCTTTAATCCGTTTTGTAATGCCAACGGTTTTACACGACTAGTATACACTATTCCATTCATATGGTCAAGCTCGTGTAAGAAACAACGAGCAGATATACCACTAAATTGTGATTGTTTAATCTCTCCATTGAAGTCTTGGTATTCAACCATAATTTCAGATGGTCTGGTAATCATCAAACCAAGTAATGGAAAAGAAAGGCATCCTTCTTCCATATGAGCATCTTCTTTTGAAACGGCAGTAATCTTAGGATTAAAAAATGCCACATATTCTTCTTTGGCACCCATCACAAATACACGATGACGGAATCCACATTGATTGGCTGACAATCCATAACCATTATGTTTCTTACAGGTCTCAACCAAAGACGAAGCAAACTTAACAGGATCGACAGGAGGGTTTTCAAAATTAAACATTGGCAAATACTCTTTGAGTATTGGTGAATCTTCTGGTACCAAATCAAAAACTGGTATGCTTTCTACATAATTTTCTTTTGAGTCTGTATCAAATACGATTGTGTCGCTCATTTTACCACCTGACTAAAATTGTTTACTTTTTGAAATTTAATAACCGACCTAAACTTATCAAACAGTTGGTCACCTTTATGAGATATTACAAACACATTAGTATCATGTCCCATTTCATGAATCAATTTCAAGAACTCCTCTGTACCAACCGTATCCAATGACGAATCAAATACTTCATCAAGAATCAATAGATTGGTATTGGTACTATTCTTCAACTTAGCAATCTGACGCCATGTAAACAACAGAGCCAAGTCGATACGCATCTTCTCACCTTCAGAAAAGTTGGCATATGAGAATTCATCACGATGCCTAGACTTGATTGTTTCTTCAAAGTTTTCATTGATATTGAAGTTTACAAAGAAATCCATGGCAGTAAGATACTTGTTAATCAACTTGTTCATAACTGGTAAATACTGTTTAATGATTTTGGTTTTAATACCAGTATCTTTCAACAAGGTAGAGGCATAATCATAATACTGTTTCTCTATTGAGAGTTCCTCTTGTTGTTTAACCAAGACTCCAAGCTCTGCTCGTAATTCCTTTAGTTTGGCATTATCATCTTCAAGAGATTCTTTCTTGGTTGATAAGTCACCAATCTCTCTTTGGATTTTAGTAATGTAAGAATTGACGGCTGATATGGTTGAATTGTGTTTAACAATTTCATTATTGTGTTCTGTAATGTGTTTCAATATGGACTGTATCTGTTCAATTCTTTTACTGGTTTCATTAATCTGTATGGACAATTCAGAGAGGCCTTGATTGACTTCTTGTTTACTGGTACCAAGAGTTGTTACCTGTTCTTGCCTAAAGTGTTCCTCTATGCCTTGTTTGCATGTAGGACAGTCAGTATGTTCTTCATAGAAGCCAAGGTCTTTATCTAGTTTCTTAATACGAGATTCTAGTTTGGATTCTAGTTGTAATAGTTTGGCAGATTTCTTCTGCATCGATACCTGGTCTGATATCCGACTCTGTAACACATCAATATGTTTTTGTATTAACGCAATGTTTTTTTCTAGTTGAAATTTTTGGTCAATTGATGATAACACTTCTTGTTGTTTTCTTTCAATCTCAATATCATTATGTTTCTTGTGTTCTGCAATTGCCTCTTTCTGCATCTTAATTTTTTCAGCAGTCAGGTCTAAACTATACTTTAGCTTCTGTGAAGAATCTTTAATAATGGACATCTTCTCTTTAACCAAAACATTCATAGAGGAGAAGATTTGAATATCAAGTAAGTCCTCAATGATTGCTCTACGGTCAGAAGGAGATAACTGCATGAACGGAACAAATGAAGCCGAACCAAGAATTACCACTTGAGTAAATGATTTGTAGTTCAGCTTTAGAATAGACTTCTCCAATACTTCTTGATAGTCTTTGGCAGCAGCATCTTGATTCAACAAGACACCATTCTGATAGATTTCAAAAATATTTGGTTTAATACCACGAACAATCTTATATTGTTTTTTACCAATAGATAACTCAATCTCTACAACGGCTTGTTGTTGATTAATAGAGTTTAATAGGTTAGGTTTATTAATTTTACGAAATGGTTTACCAAACAAACCAAAACACAGAGCATCCAGAATAGTGGATTTACCGGCACCGTTGTGGCCAATAATCAATGTGTTGGGTGATTTGTTTAAGAGTATTTCTGTAAAACTAGTACCGGTACTTAAAATGTTCCGATACCTTATCTTTTCAAATAGAATCATGCTTGTTCAGTATTCAATGCTTCCACATATAGTTCACGAAGAACGGATTTTAATTTATTATTGTCGATACCATCTTCATTAACAGAATCCACAAACTTGTTTAATACTGTTAAGGTATCTTCAGCTTGGTCAATCATATCATCTTCTATGCCTTCTGTCAAGTCTGTAAAGTCCTCAGCAATGGTAATATCGATAGGATTGACACCATATAAACTTGCCATAAACTTGTCGAACAGATAGGGATTGGTCTTGTTGATTACCACGACTTTAACATAGGTATTGGTATACTTGATCAAGTCTTTATTGGTAATTTCAGTAATCGATTCCACTTTATCATCATATGTAATTTTATGGAACATGATATTAGGGTTCTTTACGAAATCAAGTATTCTGCTATCCAAGTCAAAGATATGAAAACCACGAGGATCATTGTAGTCTTGCCAAGTAAGTTCATACGGGTTTCCAAGATAATGTATACCATCAGCAGAAGATTTATGATGGTAATGCCCACTAAAGGTGAAGTCAAATTTTCGAAATAGTTCACGGCTTAAGCCCTCCTCACTAGGATGTCCACGATACATTGCAAAACCTGCAATCTCTAAATGACCACAACAAATATCTGCTGTTGTATTTTTAATTTGTTCCAATGATTCTTCATAATTCTCTGGACAAATCCAGGGAATCATACAGATTTTAGTATCACCTACTTGAATGGTTTGCGGTGAATCAATTACTGTAATGTTGGTATACTCTTGTAACAATAAATTGACGGAGTTTACTTCATTGGTATTCTTAAAGTATGTGTCATGGTTGCCTGCCAACATCCACATTTTAATATCACGATGAGCCAAACGGTCAAAGAACATTTCTCTGGCACGTTTGTATGTGTAAAAATTTATGTATTTTCTACGGTCAAATGTATCACCCAAATCCAAGACATGGGTAATGCCACGTTCTTCTAATGTTGGAAAGAATGTTTCATCATAAAACTTCTCATAGTAGTCCAGAAAATTAAGTGAATCGTTTCGTGCACCAAAATGCTGATCGGTAATAATTGCTAATTTAGTTACGATTTGTTTTTCGTCTGTCGACATTATCATAATATTTAATTTTAATAACTGAATCAATTGATTGTTTGTTGGCAAATTCGGTTGCCTCATGTAGAGTTTCAAAACTCTTAAATCTTACTGCAGAAGCAGCAAGATAATACGTCACTTTATACATTATATCATTCTCCTAGAAATTTTTCAAGCCCTTTTGACTTCTTTGCCATTGCTATATCTTTCTTTGCCTGTTTGGCTTCTTCGTATGTTCCAATAAATTCGGCAATATTATCGTAGAGTTCAAATTGTTTGGAGGTACCATCTTCATACTCCATTAATTCAAACTCATCTAAGATACCCATTTGTTCTGTGGCCTTATACTTAACATAGAGTTGTTTCTTTTCTTTAGAGATTCTACGTAGAAAGGCAAAGTAAATGATTTGAGTAAAGTAAGCAAATGGATTAGATGATTTGCTTGGATCAAAGTTATCAAAGTATTGTAAACAGTTTTCAATACCATCCGAAATCATTTCTTCACGATATGTGTAGTTGATAAAGTTTGGTTTATGAGATAACCCTTCGGCAATCTTCATAAAACTCTCGCCAATATAATTTGGTATGGCAGGAAGTTTTGTTCCATTCTTTGTGGATAGTTTACATGCTTCCTTATAATCCACAAGGGCTTTAAGGAAATCTGCGTTATTAATATAGTGTTTCTGTTTCTTTGGTGTAGTGCTCATTTTATTCTCATTTCAAGTATACCACTAAAAGTTGTTGACATAGGGCTTGACAACATGTATAGTGTCGGTGTTGCCTATGAAGATAAGTTATAGGTTTAATGTATTGTTTGTCCTTCACCTTCATCTAAAGCATCCATAATATCTTCTACTTCTTCATCTGTTAACGTGTCTGTTATTTCTTTTGCCTTCAATAAATTTTTAAGTTTATCCACAGTATTCATATAGTACTCGGCAAATTCATCATTAGGATAAAACCTTGTAAGTATATCACAAGATTTAATCTTAACCTGATTCTTGTCAATTAGCTGAACAGGCAACCAATGTGCCATTACTAAGCCTGATTCTCTACCACGGTATTCCAAATCAACTGTCATAGGACAATCAATCTCCAATTCATCTTTAATTTCCTCAAAGACTTCTCCAATGATATCTTCACCATTCTTTAATCTAATTATCTGTATCATTTCTTTAATCCAATCTTATAGATTCTAAATGGGAACTGCTCTTCATTATATATCTTAGTTCTTTCCACGAAATGTTTCAAGGTAAAGTTCATGTGTTTCTTATACCGCATATCATCAGCTATGTCGTAAAGGATTGCTTTTTCTTTACCTTCGGATTGTCGTAAACCTCGTCCAATCGACTGTAAATTCCTGACCCTACTTTTACTCGGCGATGCAAATATAATATTATGTAAATTTCTAATATTAATACCAGTACTAAAAGTACCAAAAGAAGCGACAACAATAGCATCATTTTCAATCTCCATTATTCGTCTAATTTCTTCTCTATCTGCAGTGTCAGTTCCACCATGAACAAAGAATACTTTTCTATCACCAATGTTCTTAGTGTTCTTAATCATATCATACAGGATTTGACCATGTTTGTCAACCATTTGATACAATACTAAGGTATTTGTACCTAAGCTAACCGCCAGATTTTTAATAAATTTATTTCTTTCCATATGAGAAATGAGATACTGTATTTCTTCTTGGTAAGTAAAATCTTTATTGCGTTTACAAATCTCATCATCATGCTTTAGTACTAGACATTTGATTTCAAAATCTGATACTTGTTTGTTATCAATCAACTCTCTTGTGGTAATTACTTTCTTTACAGGACCTGTAAGCCCTTCTATTACCAACTTATGTGTTTTGGTTCCATCTAATGTACCTGTAAGACCAATACGATACTTGGCATTTATACATGAAGTCATAATAGTGGTGATAGATTGGGCTTTCATCAGATGTGCCTCATCAACCATTACATAATCAAACTGTTCAAAATATTCTTTTGGCATTTTATACAATGACTGCCAAGTGGATATTGTCAACGGTTTGTCGGTGTCTTTTTCTTTACCTTGATATATGCGATGTATGTCTGGCATTTCACCATTATTATAATCACCAAAATCGGAGTATAACTGTTCAACCAAAGATGTGGTGGGAACAATAATTAAACCTTTAAGATTTTGATATTCAAATAGTTGCCTGAATAACAAATAGATTATAAGAGATTTACCTGAAGCGGTAGGAGATAATAACAATGCTCGTTTCTTTTGCATTGCATGAATGTATGCATCAATCTGGTAATCACGAACTTCTAGGGGCTCACCACGAGCATGTATGTTTAATGATTCTATAAACTTTTTGGCATGGTATACTGAGTACTCATCTTCAACATCCAATCCGTCTTGGTATTCAAAAGTGTAACCTCTTGATTCTGCAAACTGTTCAATGTAAAATAATAATCCTCGATATATTTGAGATGTATTTAGATGATAAAGATATATTTTACCATTCCATAATTTGTTCCGATACGCTGGAACAAATGTGTATCCTGGTACAAAAAAAGAAAAATGCTCATGCATTTCTTTAGCTATACTTTTTTCGCATTGAATGTGTGCATACACCTCATTCACTTTATTAATAATTATATCACTTCGCATTGACACCTTTTTTTACCAATTCACTTTGTTTTATTTTATATTCTTGGTCTTGCCAATTTAATTTTTGTTTGTGTGCCAATTTATCTCT